GTTCGAACAATATTTCGTCATTTACATCATCCTGGAACGTCGTCTCGTTATAGGTCGAGTCTTCTGTTTCTGGATGTTTGTCGATCACTGAAATATTCTCCGATAACGATGTATTAGGGGGAATGAGCTCCGATGGGCAAACGTATCGTTAGTCGGACAAGACTTTTCCGAATAATGTCACGTAACACCAGCGGTTGGCGAGTTGTCTAGAGCTTTCGGTTGGGTATAAATTCTTTATTTTCCGGAATAAATAATTTAGTACACCAAACCCATAGCCTAGATTGTCTCCTAGCTGAGAGCGTGCTACCTGTACATAATCGAAATCGTCTTCATAAGACTGCCATACGTCCTCCTCGGGTTCATTTTCTATTACATCCGGTTCGAACAATATTTCGTCATTTACATCATCCTGGAACGTCGTCTCGTTATAGGTCGAGTCTTCTGTTTCTGGATGTTTGTCGATCACTGAAATATTCTCCGATAACGATGTATTATCTGAGTCGTGAATTTCCGTAACTTTGCTTAAGTTACCAGTAGGGGAATCATCTTCGAGAGTTTCCTTGGTTGTAAACGTCGACCAAGGTGGCAAACTCGAACCTCTATCGGTTTCTTTTGGAGTTTCATATTTGAATCGTATAACGGGTTCTTCTTTCGGTGGGATATATATTTTTACAGATGGGATGTTATGTAATTTATATCCACCCGCATTAAGAACTTCGGAAAGCGAAACAAATTTTGATCTCTTTGGAAGTGATATAGGGTTTTCAAGCGTTAATCCTGTTGACTTAAATAGCCCTGACCATGATTGACCGGTATTCCGGAGATTAACATTATCTATCCATTTGGTGGATCCTATAACACCAAATTGAAGATTGTTGTTAGTTAATTCCGGCCACTCTTCCTCGTCGGCTAATTTAAGTTCATCTTCAGGATTAATGATTTCTAGATCCTTGTTTGGCGTCCTTATGTCAAAGTCATAAGTTTCGTCACGATGCAAATCCGGGTCGACAAATAATCGATTGTTTTTCTGGTAACTATCCATTATTTTGTCGGCTAGACGTTTAAGCCTTTCAGCCCTCTTGGTCTGGGACTGATGATAAAGGTCTAACTGTTTACCGTATTTGTTGAAGAGAGAGATAAGGAAGTTATTCTCTAACGCATCATATCTCGACGCCATTGATAGATATCCAAAGATCTTGTCCAAGGGCAGATCTAACAATTGCGCATATTGGTACGCGATTGTTAACGGTACATAACGGTCCTTGACCGTAGCATGTCTATATCTATGATGCGATAACCGGTGGGTTTTCGCGTCAAGCCATACAGACTTAAATGCTTCGGCATTAGACATGACCCCCATTCCTAACCGAGAATGCGGATCATGTTCCCACAACAAATGACCTAATGTTGTGAGAGCTCGTTTGTACATATTTTGGAATCTATATCTTTCTATGTTTATCTTAGATAGTTCTTCATTGAGACAATATTGAAGGTCGGACATTACCTTCGCTGTCAATGTCTCAGTGATGTCTTCTACCTTTGGACGCTCTATCTTACCATAGACTGGTCTTGAATAAGTTCCCCGTTGACCGGTTTGCAATTTGAACTTGTTCAGTCCCCAATCTATGTTCTGAGACTCCTCTTCTTTGTTCTCAGACGATCGAGCTTCAACATGATCCTTTACTACATAACTTAATTCTCGGATTCGCGGATGCAGCGCCGCAGTAGTCCAACACGATGATAACCTGGATATCCAGGCGTGTTTAGACTTCTCATCTAACTTCTTGAATAATCGAACACATCTCTCTGATAGTTCAGAGCCGGATCGATTATACGGAAGCAGACCGAATCCTCCGAATTCTTCGGGTATATGTAGTGGCATCTTGTTTCTAACATAGGAAATTATGTGAGGGAAGTATCTTTCTGGAATGCCAGATACTCTTCTCCTTATTTCGTTTCTAGAGTCTGAATAACATTTGTTGTACACCTCTTTGAAACGAATGATGGGATCGATATCTACTTGACCGCTCTCTACCTTCGGTGTGAGAACTGATTTAAGATCCGGAAATACCATAACAGGGTATCCTCGTTTCTTAAAATCTATGAAGTTGCCGCAGAAACATCCGATTCTGTCCGATCTGAAAGATTTATTTTCGTTCATGACGAAACCTAATGCTTTCATCCTGCCCAAGTAATCATTTATTTGGTCAGGGCCCCAATTTGCGATCAGATCGTCTCCGAATACGCAAGCTTGTGGTGAAGATCGTGCAGCGAAAAGATGTAGGATGCATAAGATTGGAAAGGACAATCTTAGACCCATCTGGGTTCCGCGACATACTGAATAGTCACTGTGTAGATATTGATATCCATCACTTCCGGTCTCTATGTGTTGACGCAAGGGTTGAATCCCTTGATCCGCAAGGCGGTCGGCCATGTCAGAACTATATTCCTCAATTATATAGTTCTGATCAGTTCGTAATAATTCGATTGGTATGGAAAATCCTTTGTCGGATTTAGATCTTATGGTCTCAATCTTATTATTAACGATTATGCTCATTTCTGAATATTCGGGCCGATTATATATTCTGAACTGATCAGAATATATCATCGTTCCTGGCCCGTATATTGACCTATTAAGGCTTTTTGCAACTGGGTATACTGTTATTCTACCCTGTTCTTCTACGAAATAATATGGTCCTTCTTCTGCATAACCGTCTAATATCTTATCACCATCACGGACAACTTTTGAAATAGTGCTCCCTATTCCTCTTGTCCGTTTGATTTTAAGACGATCCTTCGTTCTGATGTAACGTTTGCCGTTGACATCCACTGTAAGGAGTGCGAACTGACGCTCGATACCCTTTATATCGAGCATGTCACAAAGCTCTTCGACTACTATCCTAGCATACCTAGGATCGATATAGTCCGTTGAGTCCGTACAATCGGATTCATAAATTGAACTAGAACAATTTATTGGATCCTGATTCGTCCTCGTTAGTCTTTTATACACATCTGTTAAACCGATGTGTTGTAATTCTTTCGATTTCTTTCTTAAATAGAATCCCTCGCGAATGCCAGGGATTTCTTTTAAGAATTCGTTAGCCTTTGCATGAGCTACGCTCAGTATAGAGTTAACGAATGCACTTGATTTCGTCACTACCCTGAATTTTCCTCCCCTTTCGGGAATAACTTCAGGGATTAGTGCGATTTCTTTGGGGTGTTCCTGGTAAGACAAGAGCACTTCATTCCACCATTCATCCCGAGTACAGAATTCTACTTCCGAATAGTCGCTCGTCTCGGAGCCAGTCCTTTGTGCCTTTAGGGCTTCAACTGACTGGCTACTGATACTTTCAACTTTTCGTGGAGATCGGTAATCCCCGAATACAGCGATGTATTCGTCGGCGAATCGACTATTTAGAAAGTCTTCTCTTCGACTTCGGACATCCTTATTTGTGAGTAACAATAAGTTTCTCTCGAAGTCTACATCATCTAGTTCAAGTTCAAATATTGACCAATTTATTTGCATGTTATTCAAAGTGTAGAGGCATACCCCTTGAGCAAATAGGTTTCTCATAGATTCTTCATCGTCACCGCGGTTTTCATCATTATGTACTGGCATTTCCGAAGGTTGCTTGTTTGTTCCGTTCCCTAACTCTTGATCAGCCCTGTTTAAGGGGGTGTTGATCGGAGGAGTAAAGGAAGGACTAGGACAAGAACCGATAGGTATCTCGTGTACATTCTGTATGAATCCGTTTAGACGATCAGTGTTTCTATCTGAAAACTCTACCTTTTCATGATTGAACTGATTTTGCGTAGGACTTTCTTGTCGACTTGCGGAAGACAGATTTGTTGATGAAGAGACGTTAC